GGAAGTTCAAATGGGTCATCTTCTACGAGTTTCGACCCCTTTAGTTCAGCAACACTGAACGTTTATCTCCTTAATTTCACACATACAGGCGGGTTAGCAACGTACGAACTCTACACTGAGTACGTAGAAATGGCGGCTAGAATGTTTGGTGCGTACATGAATTACACGTACGAGCCAGTATCTCGTAAACTGCGCTTAATTAGAAACCCAAAAGGCGACGGAGAGGTAATTTTGCTTTGGACGTACAACAACAAGTTAGAAACTACATTGTTGCAGGATTTCCAAACAAGTCAGTGGATTAGAGAATACACGTACAGTTCAGCAAAACAAATCATGGGCGAAGCACGTGAGAAGTTTGCTAGTATTAGTGGACCGCAAGGCGGAACAGCATTGAATGGTTCGCAACTTAAAGCAGAAGCAACTGCTGAAATGATGCAGTTGATTGAAGACTTGAAGAACTTTACAGATGGCTCACAACCATTGTACTGGGTAATCGGATAATGAAAATTAATGAAATAACAGAAGGTATTAACGAGCACCGTATGGTGTGGAAAAGTACCAAGAAAGGACCCAAGTTAGCATGGCGTTGTACTTCAGGATTCAGAGCAAACCGAACTGTACCCGATGCTAGAGATTGTGGCAAGCCATTGGACTACGCACAACGTGCAAGAATGAAGATAACCCGTGCTAGAACATCAAAAGCACAAGCACGTAAATCAAAAAAAACCAAAAAGATAAATCCTATATCTAAACTTATTCGTAAAATGAATAAAGCAACAGCACCAAGAAAAATAAAAAAGAAGAAGAAAAGATAAACTAAAAACAATAGTTCGGTAATTTCAAATAGCATAGCATATCATATAAGTTCAATGTATAATTGTACTAATGGATTTGATGCTTGACATAGAAACACTCAGTACTGAACAAAACGCTATTATTTTAAATATTGGTGCAATTGGGTTTGACCCATTTTCAGATAACATATACACACAACATACATTCTATTCTAGAATAGATGTGGAATCACAACCAACTCGTCACGAAAGTGAACAAACGTTGAAGTGGTGGTCAAAACAACATAAAAATGCACAGGAAGAAGCATTTGGTGAGGATAATCGCATCCCATTAAATATTGCGTTAGGTGAATTATCTAAACTTGTTAGAAAATCAAAACATGTATGGTCACAGGGTGTTGGATTTGATATTCCTATTTTGGAAAATGCTTATAAGGATTATGGGTATTCACACCCGTGGCAATTTTGGAATATATTAGATTGTAGAACTATGATTAAAATGAATCCAACGAAAAAATTAGGAAATAGTCACCATGCGTTGGAAGACTGTATAAATCAGATTAATATATTACAAGATACAATTAGAAGACTGAATATAACACATATAGGTTAGTAATCGGCAATCAGGTCGCCTTGTGGCCATTTTTGCGTATGTTGCAATTCAAGTGAGCAATTTAAACACACAGTTTTCAAGTTCATAACCATCATTGGATTATTATTAATAACATATACATCTAACTGCTCTGGGTAAGGCGCGATGAACCCACATTTCTCACAGGTCGTCTTCTTCATATAACCTTTAAAGTTTTTATTCTTAGAAGACGATTTTTTCTTTGAGCAAGTACTACATATAGAACGATAATGAGTAATGCCATCCTTTTTATAATTGATTGCGATAGGTCTTTTACCACAACTACAAATTGTTCGTTCTTTCTGTCCTTCTGATTTTCTAGCCATATCAAAGATACCTTTGTAATGATAATTTTATTTATTATGTTAATTAATTAGCATAATAAAAGATTACAAAGGTTTAAAAGGTACTTACAAACACTCTAATATCACAAAATCAAATAAATAGTTTTAATAATAATTTATAGATTAGGGAGTAAAGTGTCAGCAGAATTTTATACAATATACAAAACTATAAATTTAGTTAATGGCAAATACTATTACGGCAAACATCAAACTACTAATGTAAACGATGATTACTTAGGGAGTGGGTTGTTAATTGGTCGCGCTATAAAAAAATACGGAATTGACAATTTTAAAAAGACGGTACTATATATTTTTGATAATGAACAAGATATGAATAATAAAGAAAGTGAACTTATCACCGAGGGAGTAGTATGTGATTCCAATAATTATAATATTGCTCTTGGTGGACAGGGCGGTAATTTAGGAACAATTGTCAATAAAAAAATTGGCATAAAAATGTCCCAAATTTTATCAGGAGTTCCTAAAACAGTAGAGCATAAGAAAGCATTAAGTATTTCAATGAAAGGAATAAAGCAAGACCCTAATGTAGTTTCACAACGTGTTGCAACTTGGAAGGAAAATATAGACAAATTGACTCAAGTAGAACGCAATGAGCGTTTTGGGTTAAAAGGTAACAGGAATGGGTTCTATGGCAAAGAACATACAGAAGAAACTAAACAAAAAATAAGAGATACTATAGGTGATAGCAGAAAAGGTAGCAATAACGGCAATGCTACAACAATTGCACTATACGGTATCACCTACAAAACACATAAGGAATGTATGGAATCACTTAATTTAACAAAAAGACAACTTAAACAAATCAAATTAGAACTTAACAAAGGAGGTTTATAATGGCCCTTATTAGTCCAGGTGTAGAAGTAACCATCGTAGATGAGAGTGCATATCCTGCATCATCAACTGCAACCGTACCATACATTTTAATAGCAACCGCTGAAAATAAAATCAATGGAGCAGGAACAGGTTCTGCACCAGGCACTTTAGCGAAAGCAATCGGAAACACATATTTAATCTCAAGTCAACGTGAGTTAGTTAGCACGTTCGGCAACCCATTCTTTTATAAGACATCGGGTGGAACACCAATTCATGGATATGAATTAAACGAGTACGGATTGCAAACAGCATATTCAGTTCTTGGTGCGAGTAATAGAGCATATGTTCAGCGTGCTGATATTGATTTAGCACAATTGACCCCAACTACTGTACGACCTGCGGGAAATCCGACAAATGGTACTTATTGGTTGGATACTACTGATACACAGTGGGGTATTTTTGAATGGAATTCAACTACTGAAGCATTCACTAATAAAGTACCAACTGTTATTACTTCAACTGCGGATTTAGTTGGTGCAGTTGTTGGTGGTAAACCTTTGTCGAGTATTGGTTCTATTGGTGATTATGCAGTAGTTGCAATTAATGCAAGTTCTCCTGTGTATTACAAGAATAGAAATAACACATGGGTTCAAGTAGGCGACAACAGTAATACATCAAATACAGCAGACTTGGATTGGTATGATAGTCATCCTTGTGTAACAAGTGCGGTTGAAAGCACGTTAACTATTGCTAACGCTACAACTATTGTTATTAACGGTACTACTTGTACTACTGCAGGCACTGCGTTAAGTGACGTGGTTACAGCAATTAACGGTGCATCTATCACAGGGATTACCGCACAGGTAGTTAGTAATAAATTAGAGATTTATGCTAGTCCAAATTCCTCTACTACTTCTGTTACAGCAGGCGCATTTGTTGTAGGAAGAGAGTATGTGATTGCTACTGTGGGCACTACTGATTTCACATTAATTGGCGCTAACAGCAATACAGTAGGTGAGACATTTATCGCTCATGGTGTTGGAACAGGAACAGGAACATGTAACGACCGAGTTATGGTTATTGTAGATAATACAGGTGCAAATATGGGTGGAACACACCCTACGTTGACATTGAGAACTAGTTCACATATACAGAATCCATCTTGGAGAGCAACTGACTTTAGTGGTGCTACGGTAGGACGTCCTAATGGTTCCGTATGGGTTAAAACAACTAACGTTAATTTGGGTGCTAATCTTGTAATTAAGAAATACAGCACAGCAACAGCATCATGGGTTTCACAAACAACCCCATTATACGAAGATGATGCAACTGCAAATAAAACATTGGATGCAACTGCAGGTGGAAGTACAATATCAAAAGGTTCAACTTATGCAACATATGACGTAAGCGATAACGATACAGCAACTAGTAAAGTAATGGTACGTAGTGGAACAGGCGCTACTGAAATTACAGGTTCATTAACCACACCAGCATTTGTTATTGGTGAAACATTTACGATTAGTTCAAGCGACAAAGGCTCAAATAACATGACGACTCCTGTTACAGTAACAATGACAGGTACTACAGCAACGACATTTGTGTCTGATTTAACAGCAGTGGCTCCTGCCAATGTAACAGCGGCTGTAATTACTACAGGCGCTATTAAAATTACACATACACAAGGTGGAGTAATTGAAGTTAAAGATACAAGTGGTACACCAATTACAGATGCAGGAATTACAGCAACATTAAGTAATGTTCGCGCAGGTAATGATACTAACTTAGTTCTTAGTAATTGGGAAGTTCTTGCTACTAAGACCGGATTTAGTGCAAGTAGTATTGCCCCTGGTCAAGACCCATCGGAGGGTACTAAATGGTACTACAGTACAATTGATGAGTACGATTTAATGATTCATGACGGCGCTGGATGGAAAGGTTATCAAAACGTAGCAAACGATGTACGTGGTTTTGATTTAACTGCCACTAGTCCAAATGGTCCAATTGTTTCTGTAACTGCACCAACCCAACAAAGTGATGAGAGTGCGTTAGTACATGGTGATATTTGGATTGACACAAGTAGTTTAGAAGAGTTTCCATTGATACATAGATGGCAGACAGTTAATTCTGTGGAACAATGGGTTTCATTGGATACCTCAGACCAATCAACTGAGAATGGTGTACTATTTGCAGATGCTAGATGGGCAACAAATGGCACGACAGATGTGATTAGTGATGCTATTCCAACTATCAAGAGTATGCTTACAAGTGATTACTTAGACTTAGATGCACCTGCGAG